AAGAATACGAAGCGGCTCACTCAGAGGAACTCTCTCCTCGCCCCACACTGCAACCACCCTGTTGGCAACGGGGTCCATGTCAATGATTGGATTCACCACGTAGTGAGGCTGAACTTGACGAGCCACCATAGCATCCACACGGGGAGCCTTTGCTTTCAGGTACTCTCTCAGCAGCGCGCTATCCACAGGCTCATCCAATAGGAACCATAGATGGACCTTGATGCCTCCATCGCATCCTGGGTGGTAGCGGCCATCCTCCTTAATGAACCCAGCCGATGCGCTCCATTGAGCAACAAAGCCCACATCATGCCACTCACGAGGAAGAACATCCTGCACTAATCTGCGCAGAACTCTCTGGTCAGCCTCAGTGTCTCGACCCGGCATCCAATCAGGTTCATCAGTATGCGCATCATCCACGTCAATGCATGCCCATCGCCGAGGGCAGTCTGCGAACATCTTATTGTTGCGTCTCACTGGGGCAGTGTGACGAGCAAGGGGAGCGCCACGAATAATCACAGCGTTGCTGTGTTGCAGGCTCTTGAGTGTTCTCAGCATCGCAGCTACAGAACTCATGTCCATGCCATCGCCCACAAGCCAGTCGCGGATCATAGGGTAGGAAGTTCGCTCGAAGCCAATGCTGCTGGCAACGTAATGTTTGGTGGGTACTGCACCTGTAGACAACAGGTTGACAGCGATATCTGCGTCAGATAATCTCATCATGTCTCCTATGTGCCCCCCAGGTTTGGTTCGCGCCTCCTGGGGGGTTCTCTCTTTGTACTGCGGCGATGACTGCATGTCAAGCATCATGATCTCGTGGTATAGTGTCCATAGGAGTATATCGTATGTCTGAAATAGCAAAAGTGCCTTTCCAGTTGTTTGAGTCTGATGAGGAAGAAGAGGCCACGCCACCAAAGCCTGTTCCGTTCCGAATCAACTACGAGCCCTGTGAAGATGCGCCGACAGAAGTAGACCGCATTCATGCTCTGCGCCGTGCTTTGTCCAGGGGCGATACGCACGCTGCACTCAAGCAATGGCTCAGCATTGCCATGGACAGGGTAGTCAACAACGAAGAGCAGTTGCAGATGCTGGCGCCTCGTGACATTGAGGGCATCCTGCGCATGATGTTGGCGTACCGTAAAGAGCTGAGAGATGCTCGAAAGGAGCGCAGAGACACAGCCGGCAAGGAAGATCAAGCTACAGAGGCTTTCTTGAAGAGGCTTGAACTTATTCAGAACGAAGAATGAGGGACCTTGAACTTGACCAGTGGTTGAAACTGCTGACCATCTTCAACAAGCGCAAGCAGCGGCTTGACTTCTTCCAGCCCAATCCGGCCCAAGAGCATCTCTGGCAGTTCATGCAGGAGCACAATCGCATCCTCGTGGTCAAGGCCAGGCAGATGGGCATCTCAACTGTGTGCAGAGCATATCACTACTTGCAAGCACAGATGGCTGAAGAGCCCCTTACTTACGCCATTATCAGCCATACCAGGGATTCTGCGCAGCATCTTAGTTCTATAGACAAGAACTTCCATCGCAATCTGCCCAAGGGATTGAAGCCAGCACTGAGCCAGAACACTCCGCGAGCCACTAAGTTTGCCGACTCAGGAGCAGCAATCCGCACATACTCTGCAGGGGGTAAGGGTGGAACCCGTTCCTTTACTGCCAGCGCAGCACATCTGTCTGAGTTTGCCTTTGTGGATGACCCGGCAGAGCTTCTTGCTCAGGTCATTGCATCTGTAGGTGACGGCCAGATCATCATTGAGAGCACGCCCAACACGCCAGCAGATCTATTTGCCACCATGGTTAAGCAGGCCCTTGCAGGTGAAAGCGAATGGAAACTTGCCTTCTATCCGTGGTCATGGGATCCATCCTATGAAGCCAAGATGCTTCGTGGTGATCTACATCTCAGAGAGCAAGAGTATGCCAAGCTCCATGACCTGACTCGTGAGCAGATGTATTGGAGACGCAAACAAATCAACATCATGGGCTCTACCAAGTTCCGACGTGAGTATCCTCAGACAATTGCTGAGGCCTTCATGGGTGGAGCCGAGCTGTTCTTTCAGCCTGAGAGCCTGGAATTAATCCGAGAACTCAAGTGCCCAGCCGAAAGAAAACATCGCCCCATCAGCGAGCCTGACCCGAATGATGGATACGTCATGGGGATAGACGTCGGGAGCGGCTCAGGAGGGGACTACAGTGCCATTACGGTGCTTAGTTGTAGAACTCGGCAGCCGGTGTACCATCATCTCAGCAATGACATCCCACCAGGCAGATATGCAGAGGTTGTTCTGCAGATTGCTGCAAAGTTTTACCAGCCCAAGATTATCTTGGAGGCCCAGCATTCTGGTCTCGTTGTCCAGGATAGAATCGAGCTTGCTGGCTACACAAATATCTACAGAGAAAGAGCCAGCGGATACAAGACGACATCGGCAACAAGGCCTCTGTTGTTTGGTGGATTGCAGATGGCCGTGGATGAGGGCAACCTCATAGCAGCCGACCCGATTCTGTTAGAGCAACTCCAGCAGTGTGTAGTGATTAATGGCAGACCTGACCATCCTCGTGGCTGCAATGACGATCTATTGATCAGCGCAGCTCTCGCATACTACCTGTTAGATCGCACGCCCATCAGCCATGTTGAGCGCAACTGGACACGCAGCGTCATCGACAAGCACAAGGCCAAAGCCCGAGCACGAAGGGCAAAAAGAAGCCTGCCTTGGGACTTGAGAGGGAAGACGCGTAAACGTGCATAACTCTGTACTTTGTGAGACACTGTTCTAAAATTACTTCTATATATATACTACACAGTGTCTCAGCCGAAACAGCAGCCGGGAGAGCAGCCGGGAGTGATAGTGAACCCTGCCGGGTTCCCTCGCGCCGCGCCCTCTTCGAGCCTCGAATCCAGGACCCGCAGCTCCTGGCCAGGGTGCCATGATCGGTCGGCTTGATCCGTACCCCAAAAACAAAGAAGCCCCCCAGCTCGGAGGCTGGGGGGCATGGTTGGATCTGTCGGGTCTGCTCAGTAGTCCATGTAGGCTGGCACGTAAAGGTGCCTTAGGGATCCCCTTAAGCAAGGCTCTTCTAAAGAGACCAGACCTATAGAGGCTTCATACTGGTAGCTTTGAAAGACTCCCTTGTTAGGGTCGACGCTTGGCGCTTCGTTCCTTGTCTGTATGTCTGACCAGTACTTAGCGACTACTTTATCCGTTAACGCTTGACCGAATAGATCCAGTTGGTAGGGATCCCAGGCTGTATAAGGAAATTCTGAACAGCCATGATGCAAGGGTTCGCAAAGATAGACATAGTCAGCCAGGATAGTATGGTCGGGGTAGTGCGTAGGTATCGCCCAAAGCTTGACAGCCAGCAGGGGAGAGTTCATATTGTCTCCTATGGTGTAAGGGTTAAAGTTCTTCTGAGCACTGGGGGCAATTCTCTACTTCAAAGACAGCGTGAGCGGTAGCGCTCCACTCCCCAGACCATTCACAGTCTTTATGGTCCTGTCTGGACTCGGTAGCGCACACTGCGCACATAGGCGCATTTCGTTTGTAGCCATCCGATACCAGGTAGAGAAGGGGATAGCCCCCCACTTGAGAGTATCTTCTAAGTGTTTCCATGGTTCCTCCTTAGTAGACGAAGATAGCCGCTATCCATGGGATAGCGAACAGGAAAGGATGGACAGGGACATGAAAGCCAAGCGCCCACAAGAGCATTAAAGCGGATCCAACTAATCCGTGCCCAAACAGGACAAGCGCCATGAGATCTAACCAGTTCATTCTCCCTCCACTCTGAAAGCGAAGCTTTCCACGGCTTCGCCGTAACTATCGACCTTGACGAAAGTATGGCCATCGTTTGTGTAAGTGGCTCCTCCTATCCAGTGACCAGACCAGCCCCACTTGAGCGCAAGCGCAAGGGCTGCGGCTTTGTGGTTATCGTCTACACTAAGGGCATAGTCCCATGGGATTGTGATAGAGCCCACTTGGGCGCGCGCCTTGACGCGGCTTCCTCTGTGGTTCGTTGGACCTAAGAACTTCGTGGTTATTGCTTGGTACATAGTGTGTCTCCTATGAGTTGAGTGTTTACTTGCTCAGCAGGTGCTGATGTTCTTGCTTAGTTACTCGCTTGGATCTGTAGGTTCTATCTTCAGGGGGGCTGGCGTATGCTCGCCCCTGTTTATCGATGTAAACCCAGACCTTGACGCGATCCGCTTGTGCTTGTGCGTATATAGATTCAAGGGTCATAGTGTTCTCCTATGGGTTGAGTGTTAGGCGTTATCGGCGCTTACAATCTTACACAGCGCCTTCCAAGCGGCATCATACGAGGCCCACGAGCGTTCCTTTCCTGCTTTGGTAAGTAATGGCTCACCGTTAGCGTGTATTTGGTATCGATACCAGACCGAAGGGTATCCGTTCGCTCCGCTACTGCGCATGACTCTCTTGACCTTATAGTTTTTCATGGTGTTGTCTCTCTATGTTTGGGTATGAAGGGGACCGAAGCCCCGGCTATGGTGTAGGGTTTAGAGTGGGCGCTTGTATTCCCGCTGAATGATGCCCATCTCGTCCACAACTTGAACTTTGTACCAGTGCCCCGATAGACCGAGGAAGTCTGCCATGCGCCAGACGAAGGGAAAGAACAGTTTATGAGATACCTTGGGCTTTCGGGTATCCTCGTCTAACCACGTTAGAATTGTGTATGCTGGGTTGATGTCTTGAAGGGTAGGGTACATGGTGCTGCCTCTCTATGTTTGGAATGATGGGGCCCACGGGGACCCCGGATAGGGTCTTAGTTACTTGTCGCTGCCCTTTCGCGCAGTGCATTGTAGAAGCGCTTTGTGTCACACAGGAGAGTCTCACCGGTGAGCGCGTCTTCTACCTCGTAAGGAACGTCGCTGTTTATCAGGCTGTCAAGGTGGTCAAAGAATTCGTAATCAAGTTTGCTGAGGTTGTATTCGCGGGGGGTCTGCCCTTCGGCAATAAGGGTAACGAACATGATATGTCTCTCTACGTTGTGGGTGAAGGGGACCGAAGCCCCCGGCAGGGTTCAGATGTTGGCGATAGCAAGGGCGGCCGCCGTGTATCCCTGAAGCAAGGAGCGCCAGATAGTGGGGAGTCTACCTTTAAAGTGAGCGCTTAGTATTTCCTCCGCTTCTTCAAGGTCTGCAAGGTTGTGATGCGCTTTGTTCGCATCCCCAAGGTTAAGCGTTACGCGTTGGATTAGAATCTCCGCCTTGCTTGGAAGGTCCTTGCGACTCTTGTATTGAGTAGGGGGTAGATTATGCATGTCTGTCTCTCTATGCTGGGTTGATGTCTTGACACCATGCCAAGTTCATGTAGAGAGATTACTTCGGCGCGATACAGGTGTCCACAAAATAATCAAAGATTCTTCTGAATATTGAGTGGGTGAGTGCTTGGTATTGTAGGTTGGAAGGTTGGTATGGTGGAAAGTGAAGGGATGAAGAATTCTTTAGAATAGTCTTGGAATCGCTTTCGTAGTCAAGCGACTACACCCCTTCTCCCTCCCCTTCTCCCTTCTCCCTCCTCTCTTCTCCCTCTCGAAACATAGAGAAGAACCGCGCGCAGGTATTCCATCTATCGCGCTCGAGCTCGCGCACGGAACAACATGAACGCGTGTACACGCACACGGACTACATGTGTTGACCTGGAAGGCCTGACCCCCCAAGTGCCCCGCCCCGACGCACCGACACCCATGATTAAATATGCACCCAAAAATACGCCTCAGAAAAATATTCCCCAAAAAAATTCCAACATCCATCACTCAACTGAGACACTGTACACAATGAGTAGATGTCACGCTCTTAGAGTGCTAAACTCTGCACTTACTGAGACACTGTATGGTTTTATTTATATATATATACTCTACACAGTGTCTCACTACGGCTTTGGTTCAGGCTGAGACACTGTTACCCTATGGACGGGAGTGTGGTATGAACAAAGCAGACATCGCAGAGCTCTTGGCTCGTCATGATCATATGTGGGAACAGAAGCGTCCTGACATGGCTCGATATAGAGCAGCATATGAGACCAAGTTCTGGCGTGATCAATACTCGGTATTGCAACCTCAAGATGATCCTGGTCAGATTGCGATTCAGGTTCCTATTGGGTATGAGTTTGTGGAGGGCCTGATTGCGTCTCTGTTTGCAAAGAACCCGGCTGTGGTTCTGAAAGAGGGCATTCGGAATCTGGGTGACGCTGCCAAGGCAACGGCATTAGCGAATGAGTTCTTGCGCACAGCTCGGCAGACGCTGGAGACCTGTTCTCGGATGGCTCTGATTTATCCGCACTCGTGGGTGAAGTTGATTCCGATTGAGCGTAAGTCTGGGATGGAAATTGTTCCGGTATCGGTTCCGCCGTGGGAGGTCATGGTGGATGATGATGCTCCGCGTCCCGAGCTCCAGAAGTACATGGCGCACATGTATTATATGACGGTGGCTGAGGCCCAAGAGAAGTTTGGGGACCGGGACTACAGTGGCTCATACAAAGAGACTTACTTTCGGGACTATGAGCGCTTGGATGAGGATGAGCAACCCAATCCGGTGTTTGAGTACATTCGTGTGGTTGAGTTCTATGACCTGATGAATGACCGCTTGGTGATGTTTTCTCCGACGATGCAAGAGGGTGATGCGGTGCTGGCGGAAGAAAGTCCGATTCCGTTCCGTGACTGGCAAGACAATCCGGTGGTTCCTTTGGCTCCGTTCTACTTCCAGCGGCTGCCGGACTTCCCGATGATGGGCTACTCGGCAATCTCACGGATTTACGACCAGATCTTTGAGATGAACATTGTCCGCTCTTTCCAGGCTGGTGCTGTTCGGAAAGCGTCTCGCCAGTACCTGGTGAAGAAAGGTGTGCTTGATGAAGAGGCAATGGCTCAAGTGACGTCTGGTATTGATGGGCTGTTTATTGAGGTTGAGGATGAGGACCTGGAGGGTGTGATTCGCCCTGTTCCGCATAATCAAGTGCCTACGGAGGTAGAGTTATATGCCCGGACCATCATGGAAGATCGAGAGCGCGGTACAGTGGCAGCGTCTTTTGTTCGCGGTGAAGCGACGAAAGCGACAGCTACGGAGATTGCGGCATTGGCTGCTTACACGTCTTCGGAGCTGGGGCGGATGGCTCGTGAACGTGATGGCGCGATTGAGCAGTTGGTGAAGATCTTCTTGCCGATGCGGTCTCTGTATATGACGGACAAGAAGCCTGTAATTATCAAGATTGATGGTGGTCCTATGGTGATTCAACCGAATGACCTGATTGGTGACTTCCAAGTGTTTGCTTCTGACTCAGCGGCGACCCCGATGTCTGAACAGTTGGCTAAGCAACAGCTGCTGACAAATGCTCCTTTGCTGGCACAGATGGGCGTTCCGCAGTATGAATTGCTCAAAGAGGTTGTTCGAGTGCTGAATCTGCCGGAGAGTTTTTTGCCTGACCCCCAACAACAGATGCAAGAACAACAGATGGCTGCTCAGCAGGGTGTTTTGCCTACGGAGAAGAGCCTGGAGCAAGCAATTACCAACCCATCGGCTAAGAACATCAGCGGCTTTCTACCTGGAGAACAATGATGCCTTTGTATGAGTACAAGTGTCAGCGCTGCAATCGACGCTTTGAAGAACTGTACAAGGTCTCAGAGGCTCCGGCTATTTTAGAATGCATGTGCGGCGCTCTTGCGGACAAGGCTGTCAGTTTGATTGCTAACACTGCAGCAAGATGGGGCGACTCGCATGGGTACTATGACCGTGGCCTGGGTGCATATGTAGAGAACTCACAGCACAGAGAGCGCCTGATGAAAGCCAAGGGTGTTGTGAGCATGGAAGACTACGGCAAGAACTACGCAGAAGACCGATTAGAGAAGCGCCAAGCTGACTATGATCAACATGAAGTGGATGTTGCAAACTATAAACAATACCGTGCGCTGGGCCAAAGTAAGGGCGAAGCTATGGCAGAAGTGTATAATGCAGATCGCATTCTGGAGAACTAATGGCAAGTGTTGAAGAGTTAGAGGGTGAGGTTCGTGGCATGGCCATGGATGTGGATCAACAAATGAGCCAGCAGATTGCTGCGAGCACTCCCGAGGGCGACTTCTCAGAGCGTTCTCTGGATCGCTTAGCGCGGAGCTTAAACAAGATTCGGCAAGTGTTTGGCGCTGAACCTATTCCTGATATTAATACTGACATGGATATGTTGCCTGAAGACATGGCTCGAACGCTCATGATGCTGCAGCAGATCAGTGATGATGCGCGTCTGAAGATTGATTTGGACCTGGATAATTTGATGGATGACCAGGGCTTGACGATTTTAGCTGGCAAGGTCGATGCAATGTTGGAGGATCGCAATCTGATGTTGTTTCTTCAGCAAGAGAGGGCCGGAACAGAGCCTGAAGAGGAAGAGATTCCTATGGAAGAGACTGTGGAAATGCCAGCGCAACCTATGGCTGATGCCGATATGGACGCTCTAATGATGGAGCGCATGTAACTTGGAGAGAAGATGGACACGGAAACCACTCCACCCGTCGAGAATGCACCTGTTGAGACTGAATCTGCTGTGGAGAGTGCTTCGGCACCACCTCCAGAGGAAGAATCTGCCCCGACAAATCCCTCAGAAGAGCGCGAACACACAATTCAGGGGCTAATTGACGCCCTGAGAGCCGATGCGGAGTTGCAAGAAGACCAAACTCTGAACAATGATGAGGTCTACAAGGGCATTAAATACAAAGATACCCTGCAGAATCTGGATGAGGACGCTAAAAAGCTGCTGAGCAACATGCGCTCGGACTATACGCGGAAGAGCCAAGAGTTATCTGATCAGCGCAAGGCTATGGAAGTCCAAGTAAAGGAACTCCAGGCTCAAAAAGATGCTCTGATGGAGTCAGATTACTATAAAACGCTCCAATCCAAGGCTTCTGAAGAGGTTGATTTTAATCCTTGGGATGAATCGTCTGTAGAAAGCCGGATTGAGCAAGAGGTTGCCAAGCGTCTCGAAGAGATGATGCGGCCTATGCAGAATGAGTACGCTGTTCGCCAGCGTGAGGCTCAACTCACCCAATTCAAGGCAGAACATCCTGACATGATGGACTACAAGCATGAGATTGTTGAGGTCTTACAGCAGAATGAGGGGATGCGGCTTGAGCAAGCTTACTGGTTGATTAAAGGCCAGAAGTTAGACGCCAAGATGAAGCATCAAGATCAAGAGTTGCGCCAATACAAGAGTGCTGCTCGTGAAGCAGGGCTGAAAGTAGGGGGCTTATCTCGTGGTCGCAATCGCGGTGTGCCTGACCATGTTCGTCAGGGCTCGGCCTTTGAAATCTACAAGTACCTTGCAAACAAGAAAAAATCTTAGTACCCTAAGAACGAGTTTGTTGCGGCGAATCCCATGGGACACTCAAAGCAACACCCCCCGAGAGGGACACGGTAAAGCTCGGACACTTCCAACCAAGAGAAAACAATGGCAATTTCCAATGAAATTCTGTCTTCGACTCTAAGAGTCCTGGCAGAGCGGGAAGTGGACAACCTTTATAAGAATGTCCCTTTCCTTAATGAAGTACGTAACAGCGGCGGCGTTGAAGTCATCGACGGTGGCTCCAAGATCGACCGCGCTCTGATTCTTGCAGAGCACAGCTCTATTACTCAGCTCTCCAGCGGGTATGAGGCTGTGAATCTTGCTGTGGCTGACGCCCTGAAGAACGCCTCTTACGAGTTCTGTGACTTCGTGGCTCCTATCGTCATCACCAAGAAAGAAGAGCTTTCTAACCGTGGTGAGCGCGCCATCATTTCCATCGTTGAGGCTCGTACCAAGAGTGTCATGGGAATGCTGCAGCGTGAGTTTGAGAAGCAGATTATTGCTAATAGCAGCACGGTTCTTACTGAACTTAACACGCTCTTCGGTACTGCTGATGCAACGGCAAGCACCACGGGCTTCCTTGAGAACAGAACCTTTGGCACTTCGCAGACCAACACGGTGGGCGGCCTCAGCAAAGCTACTTACACGACCTTTAACAACCAGTTTGTTAATGCTGGTGGCAGTTTTGTAGGCGATGAAGTTGCGTTGATGACAGAACTGTACATTGAGTGTCAAAACTTTAGCCCCATGGGTACGCCAAATCTCATTCTGGCCTCCCCTGCAAGCTACAAGTTGTACAAGTCAGCCCTGTTTGACAAAGAGCGCTACATGCCAGAAGACACGTTGGACGGTGGACGCCTTGCTCTGGCCTTTGCTGGTGCCAAGATGTATGTCGATCCCTTCAT